TGTTTAATTTCACCTGAATCATCTACATATGTAAAATAACCTCTATGTTCTATTTTTCTACTACCCCACCAAGCTATTTTGCAATCAAATTCACCTTTATTATTTACTATTAAAGATAAATAATACATTTCACCTTCTGAATATTCATACAAATCTTCTAAATCTGTAGTTGAATGAAATACTTTCATTGAATTATGTGAATGCAATTTCCCAGCTTTATATGTAGGAGGTAAATATTTATTTTTTATTTTAAAACTAAGTACAGAATCATCTGATTCATATTCAGTATATGCTCCAGTACCTTTATCCATTAAATAAAAATCAGTACAAGTAAATTTTAAATTAGATATATCAGATATAGAACCTTCTGTTTTATAAAATAATACACCAGACCATTCTACTTCATTAATTCTATGGCATAAATACCATATTTTAGAAAGTAATTCTTGTGTAATATGAACATTAGGTCTTTCAGTTATATTTATTTTAGTTAATTTATTGTACCTATTACTGTCCAATTGTTGTTGAAACTGTTGTTCTGTCATTGTTATAATTTTTAATTTTTAATTGTGTTTTGTAATTATAAATATATTCTATTAAAGTAATAATAGATACTAAATTTATTTTACTTGGTAAACTATATTTTTTAGTTTTAGTAAGATCTAAATCATCTTCAATTTTAATTATTTTTCTATAAATTGTTTCATGATTTCTTATAAAAATAGGTTTATTTATAAAACTTTTATCTATTGTTCTATTTTCATCAAATTCATAAAGTTCATTATTTATAAATTTATAAATATATTTTGAATTAAGACTGCCATTTGTTTTATTATAAATATCTAATGTTTTTTCAAGTTCAGTTATAAAATTTTTATCTACAACTAATTTAAATAATCTCAAATTATTATTATTTTCTAATCTAAATTTAACATTAGATAAATTTATGTTTTTAGATATAAATTTAGTAATTCCATTAAATGAATTAATAAAATATAAAATTTCATCTGTATAATTTATTTCATAAATATAACTTGATAAATTTATTTTTTTAATACCTAAACCACTCATTCTTATATAAGGTCCACCTGCTTCAGATTCCCATTCCAAATAAGACTTTATATTCATTATAACACCTTTAACACAATCAGATCTTAAATTAATTTCTTGATTTCTTTTAACAGAATTAATAGAATTATTTATTAAATAAATTAAAGATGATAATACACCTGAACCTAAACAAAAATTATTATCAAGTATATTTTTTGAAGTACTGCCTGGTAAATGAGAATGTGTATAATTATACATATAATGTTTTTCACTATATGTTTCTCTAGTACCTTTTAAAATAATATGACCTCTTGAATCAAAAACAATAGCAAAATATAAATCAAGTAATTTTTCTTGTTCTTTACCATTAGTTATTATAATTTCAGGATAATATATATTTATACATATATTAGTAATTGTATTTAATGTTTCAGTATCATAATTAGACCATAAATAATCTACACTATAAGGTATATTATATAAATCTAAATATTTTTTAAATTCTTTAATATATTCAATAATAATATTTTCTGTTTCTTTATAATTAAGATTTGTTTCTTTTAAATAATTTCTTATTAAATATTTATAATCGTATTCAGTATTTGCACCTACTCCAGAATAATCCCATTTATCAAAATCTAAATTAGGATTTTCTTGTTGATTCCAATATATCATAGTTAATAATTTAATAAAATAAAAAAGGCATAGGTAGAATAAAGCTAAAACTACCTATACCTTAATTATTGTGGTTTTTTTTTAATAATTATTCAGCTCCTAATTGAGAAACTAAGCTATTATATCTATCTCTTAAATTTCTGCTATGACCTTCTAAACTTTCTAAAACAGAAATAGCTTCATGAATTTTACATTTAGATAATTCTAAATCTTCAATAATTTGAGCAATATCAAGAGTTTCTGAAGATTCTTCTTGTTCTTCTTGTTCTTCTAAATATTCAAACCAAGAATCTACTGCATCATTTAATTCTTCAGTAGTCATGCTAGAATAGCTTGCAAAGTATTCCATAGCTTCATCATGTTCAGCTCTAGCTTCTTTAGCAATTTCATAACATTCAGACCTAGATCTATCAGCACCTGATTTATTCTTTTTAGGAGTTAGAAATAAATCAAATTCAACAGAATCTGGAAGAAGAGCAGAATTTACAGAAAGTTCAGTTTGATTTTGACCAATAAAAGCTCTCATGTTAGATGTAGTAATACCATGAGAAGATAATTCATTTTTTAATTCTCCCCATGTAATAGAGCTAGAAGAAATAACTTTGGAAGTTGTACCATTGTAAATGGTGATTGTTTTTTGTGATGACATGTTAAAATTTTTTTTAGTTTGTAAAAATACTAATTTTTTTGTTTGTTTTAGCTTTATTTTTAGTTAAATTATTAACTATCTAGTTTTAAATTCTTCTGGTACTAGTAACCTCTCTTTAGGATAATCAGCTCTAATATAAAGAGCTTTGTAGGTAGAATAAAATAATTCTATACCTTCATGTAACCCATATTTGTTTTGGTAAGATTTCAATACTGTTGGAAATAAATCTACTTCTAATATTCCAGATAACAATTTTTCAGCAGCTTTATCACCAAGACCTTCAATACCTTTAATACCATCTCCTGATTGTCCAGCTATTAAATCATAAGCCATAGAGTAATTCTCTTTAAATTCAGATGGATTATTATATTCAAGTTTCTTGTAATCATAGACTTTAACATTTAAGTTTTTAATATCTTTATCTGGACTTGCTATAATACAATCATATTCATCATTATAATGAATATAATAACTTAAAACTAAGTCATCAGCTTCCCAAGATTCTTCACCTGTAAATGTAGCCATAGATTTATACTGAGATTTAAATAATAGAAATTCTTTAACCTCATTTAAAAATGGTATAGATTCTTTAAATTTTCTATTTTGTTTATATTCAGGATAAAACTTTAATCTAAAATTATTTGCGCTTCTTACTGTATAACAACATATATAGTATTCAGCTTCTGTAGCTATTAAAATGTTTTTAATTATTTCTTCAGCATGATTTTTACAATCATCTAATGTTTTTTGTTGCTCAGCATCTTTTTTATTGTGAGCTGCCAAAAATGCAATTGAATCTGCATCAATTATTGTCAATTTCTTCTTGACTAATTCCATCTTTTAAAATTTGTTTAATTCTTTCTACACTTAATAAAACACTTTTAATTGTACTTGGCATAAAATAATGTTTAACATCATCTTCTTTTAAAAGTTTATGTAGTAGCATTTTTCTTCTAAGTTTAAAATCAGGAGTTTGCCAACCTTTAACTTCAATTATAAATTTATCTTCTATAATAAAATCTGGTAAATGAGTTATAGGTTGTACTATAGTAGTTCTAGATTTTTTAAATATTCTACTATTATCATCTTTCCATATTTCAGAAGGATAAACAAATTTATCTTGCAATATATAATCTACAGATTCATATTGAAATTTGAGTCCTGATTGTTCTAATATTTTATAAGTAACAATTTCTAGAGGACTTCTAAAAGTAATACCATTATAAGTTAAAGAAGTCTTTTCTTCTTTAGTAAGTGTATAAGAAGGTTTTACTCTTTTAACTTTATTATTTTTCATATAATTCCAAAATTTTCCATTAACCTTTTACTATCATTAAATCCATACTTTTTATAAAAATCACTAGGGTCTTTAGGTTTATTTATTGGATTAAAAATATATTCACATTCATATAATTTTGAATGATCCTTAGCAGCTTTTATACCAGGTTCATCATTATTATAATATATATATAATTTATTAAATCTATCTTTTAAATCTTGTATTACATCTAAACTTATTCTTGAATTTTCAGAACCAGGAGCTACAGAAGTTATACCTAACTTATATAAAGTCATTATATCTTTTTTAGAACTAGTTATTAAACAAATATCCCCTCTATTTGGAAGTTTGTTATAACCTTGAACTATAGCACCACCTGTATTTGACCAAAACTTTTCACCCTTATTTCTACTTGGAAGGTATATTTTATATTTATAAGGTTGTTCATAATAGGCAAATCCTAATTCATTTTTCTTTATTTCAAATGGTAAACCATTAATAAAATAATGAGATATTGAATATACATCAAAATACTCAAGAATATTTAAATCTATTCCATATTGATTCCAGTAAAATAAATCTTTACTAGAAAACTCTTTTTTCTTAATTTGAAATATGGTATCTTTTTTATCTTCTATTTTTATTTCTTTATTAGGAATACCATAAAAACCTAAAGTAGGTTTCTTTTTATCACCGTTTAAACCTAAATTAAAATCATTGTTAATTACATTTAATGTTTCCTGTAAATTTAAAGAGTATCTTTCTTTTAGATAACCCCAGCAAGTATATGACTTATCATTAGGATCTCCATAATCTTTGTAAAACAATGTTCCATTTATACTTCTAATAATAGAAGAAGGTATTCTCTCACCTCTCCAACTACTACAGAATTTTTTATTTAACTGTGTAAAATTAGGTTCATAATAACTAAATATATCACACTCATTTATTAAATTAAGTATGTTTTCTTTATTTAATAAAAACTTTGTACCATACATTTTAATGACATTAATAAAAATTAGAGCTGACTATTTATCATAATCAGCTCCAATTTAAAAACAAAAAAAAACAAAAAACTAGAAAGGCAAATCTAAAGCACTTGCTGGAATATCTCCGCCTACTGCTACAGGTTCTCTATCTGCTACTACAAGAGGTTTATAATCATAAGGACTAGTTTTATCAAATGGTTTCAAATGAGTCAAACCTTCAGCAATAGAAGCTGCAAATCCATATCTTCTTTTACCTAAAATAATACCAGGTTGTTTACCTTCTCTAGCATATTCTTCTCCAGTAATAGAAAGATAAAATGATTTACCACCAAGCAAAGATACTACTTTTTCTACATATTCTTCTAAACTTTTTGCAGTAATTGTAACAATTTTATCTTTAAGACCTAATTTATCAGCAATTACTTGAATATCTCTTTGAAAATCTTGAGCACCTTGACTACCATCTTGAAAATAAGAAGAAAATCTTACTTTACCAATTCTACCACCAAATTGTGCTTCTTGATGTGGAGTAAATCCAGGTTCAGCACATGGACCTTCCATTTTAAATGTTACTTGTTTGCTACCAGTAGTAGCAGTTTTAATCTCAAAACCAGTAATCATAACTTCTTGATTACCATAAGTAAGATATTGAGATACTTTTTTATCTTCTGTGTTATAGGTTACACCTCCGTACATATTTTATAAAATTTAAATTGTTAATATTAAGACCAAGGATTAGTATTCATAGTTACAGGTTCCATAATAACTTCTGTTACTGTAGGAACAGTATATATACTTCCATCAGAATTCATATATGTATTATCAAGTCTGTTTACAATAAGTTTCAATGAATTTTCAGGTTCTATTTCTCCTCTTCTAACTATTACTCCAATATTTTTAAGAGCATTTCTAATTTGTTTAACATCTACATTAAATTTATCAGCAATTTGATAAGTAGATAGCATATCTACATTATACATAATTCTTAAATCACGTTCAGTAACAAATACTGTGTTGTTGGTTGTTGTTGTACTAGACATTTTTTGTGTGTTTTTTTTGTTATTTAATAAAAATTTATAATAATTGTATTCTTCCCAGGTTTCAACCCCTGCTTCAAACATAGTTTCTAATTGAAACTCATTAGTTTTTAGATGATTGTATTCATCTTTTGAAATTACAACATTCATAATCAAGTGTTGTTATATTCTATACTAAATTACTTTAATAAAATCTATACCATCATTTGTATTTTAAAGATTTTTATTATTTGTTTATTATAGATTTGTTTTTATTTTAATCTAAATATATTTTATCCCAGTAAGTAATATATTCACCTTTTTCATTAATTTCAGATACTAAAATTTCTTGATTTTTTAAATGTTGAGGTCTTGCACCACAAGTTACTTCATCTGTAGTTTTAAAACTTAAAATACATTGATTATTTGTAGCTCTGTAAAGTAAACCAATAGCATCTACATCAGCAGAAACCATCATTCTTAATTTACCAGCTAAATCTAAATCTTTAGCACTAACTTCTTTACCATTTTTCTCAATTTGAGTATCTTTCAAATGCCCTAATAAAATTACTCTATCAGCACATTGTTCTATCCAAGCTAATACTTGGAAAAAAGCATTTCTTACATAAAGATAACCTGCTCCATTAGGTAAAGTAAGAACATTAGTTCCTGTAAAAGATTTACCCATTGGAGTTTCTTTATACAATTTTAAAGCTAATGGAAGAATCATTTCTTCTAGTTTAGTAATTGTATCTACAATAAGATATTTATAAGGTTTTCCAGCTTTATAAATTTCTTGACACAATTCTTTAATTTCATCAACTGAATTACATTCTACTTTCATAGCATCTAAAAATCTAGAACCTTTTTCAAGGTCAATAATTAGAGCATTATCTAATTGTGATACTAAAGAAGTCTTTCCACATTTAGCTTTAGAAAAAATAATCATTTTTCTAGGACTAGTTGATTCAGCTTTTATTTTTGTTGTTGGAAGTGTTATTGCCATTTTTAATTCTATAAATTAAGCTTCTAATATAACTTATAGATAAACCTAAAGTAGAAGCTATTACTTCAGCAGATTTATCTTTATTGTTTTCTAAGAACTCTACTAATTGTTCTTCTTTTGTTTTATTCATCTTTTACAAAAGTTCCATTTACAGTTTTACCTGTTCTATTTTTAATTACATTATAAGCTGATTCTAAACATTCTTCATAATTTAAACCTAATTGTTCTGTTAAAATTATAAGCACTACTTGTATATCACCAATAGCATCTTTAATTTCATCAGGTCTATTTTTAAGTATAGCACCAGCTAATTCTCCTACTTCTTCAGTAAGTTTAGCTAATTGTTTAATACTATTCTCAGGTTTAATTAGTGACCTTTCTTTAGCCCATTCTAAAACTTTTTGATTTAACTCATTCATAATTTTTCTATTTTTTGTTTAACTTCTTCCCAATAATTAACTGCATTTAAACTTGTTTGAACATCAAATGATGTTTTCAAGTAATTTAATATTTCATTACACATATAGGTAGTAATATTTTTAGCTATTAATACATTTTTATCATGTGATAGTTCATAACACCATCTCATGTATGCGTCTTTATATAATTGTTCTGCTTTTTCTTTTGGTGTCATTAATATTATTTTTTAATTGATAATACATAATCATAGCATTATTAGCAATTTTAGCCAAATGACTAATACTATCTTCAGGGTCAGTATATTCATCTTTCCATACTTCTAATAAATGCCTTTGACAAGCAGCTTTTAAACCTTCTACATCAATAGGTTTCTGCCAATTCTTAGGTGGATATTTATCTTTAGCTAAAGACATACCTTTAGCCATTTCTTCAATAAAAGTCCAATCTAATTCATCAACCATTAATTTACCTTCAGAATGTTTTAATCCTACTTCTTCTCTAGTTTCTATATTCATAATCTTTCAATTTTTTGATAAATTTCTTCAGTCATCTCATCAGATTTAGGTAATTCTTTAAAACTACCTGATTTAGGATTAACCAATAAACCTATTGCAATACCATCTCTAGATAATCTGTTTTTAATTATTTTTAGCATAACCATTTTATTCTTTAGTTTTCTAATATCATAACCAATACAGTTTTCCATATCCATTTTAAATGGACTCATTAAACCTAAACATACATCTGAATCAGTATAAGGATTTGTAGTATCTCTGAAATCTGATTGTTGTGGAGATAAATCTGCACCTTTAAATTTCATCCTTTCTACAGAACTTAAACTTTGATTAAACTGCTGTAAATTTACAAAACTAAATCCAAATAACCTAGCTAAATCTACCTGATATTCAGAAAATTTGTCAATATTTCTTTTAGTATCAAAGTCTCTTTCTTTCTTTAATAAATATAAATGGTCAGTAACCATTATATTATATTCTTCAGGATTATTTAGTTTATAACCTATAATTTTTTGTTTAGTTTCTCCTAAATCATCAGTATATTTTTCTTTAATAAACTCTCCTCTATTTTCCATAAATTTCCAACAAGTATTGTATAAACCTGTAGGATTTTCTGGTTTAAAATTCCAATTTATTTTAGAAAATAATTTTTCTACTTCAGGTATTTCAGAATTAACTAATTGTAACTGATCAGCAGTAAGTCTATTTTTACCAAAACCTTTAATAATTTCAGGAGGTATTACTATATCATATTTATTATAAATTTGACTTGAAAGCCAATTACACATTTTAGTTAATTTATCAATCTCAAATGAATTGTAAAATATATTTAAAGTAATGTTTTGACTTTCAGCATCTTCTAAAGCACTCTGAACAATAAAATCTAATAAAGTAGTTTTGTATACACCTGATTGACCACCAATTAAAGTAATTACACCTCTTTGAATACCAAAAATATAATCATTTAATCTATTAAAGCCATTATTTAAACCTTTGTACTTACCATCTAAACCAGACTGAATTCTTGTTTTTAATTCACTCATATTATATACCTTCTATTTTTTGCATTGGTTCTTGTTCTTCTAAATCATAATATTTTTCCCAAGTCATTTGATTAACATAAGTAACAACCATTTGCATATACATTAAAGAATTATCTTTTTTTCTAAGTATAAGTTCATTATTTAAACCTTTCATAAGTTTATCAAAATTACCTGGTACTTTTAAATAATTATTTAGCTTTCTTTTAACTTCTATAGCTTCTTTACTATTAATATCTCTACTTTTTAAAACTCTAGTTCCTACTCTAATTGGATATGTTTCCCAGAAAGATTTAAACATTCCATCTATAGAACTATCTTCTTTTAATTCAAATAAGTTTATTGCTTTTGTTTTAACAATAACTTCTGAACATTCATCATTCAGTATCTTAATATAACCTTTGGATTGTAAATCTCTAATTTCACCTATATGAATTATATTGGGATAAGATTCTCTTATTATAAAATTATATAAATAAATCCATTGGTTATAATTAAGACCTGAATTTAAAAACTTTTCTTCGTTAATATCTATAATCATTAATCTAGTGATACATTATATCTAAACATTATATCTCTAAGTTCTTCTCTTGTTTTATCTAAAATATCTAATTGTGGACCAGATAATTCATCAGGATTATATTTTACATGATTTCTCAACCAATTATCTAAATCCCATAAAACTAATTTATAATCACCAGCTTTTAAATGTAATTCAGCTTCTTGTTTATCTTCTGTTTCAAATATGAATTTTGTCATTATTTAAATCCTTTAAATAAATTTTTAAAATTTAATTCCTTAGTAAATACTCTAGTTTCTATTGTTCCCCAATCACCTTTAACTTTTTTTTCATAAGTAATAAATAATCTAAATCCATAAGAATGAAAACTTATATTATTTTTATAAATAAGATTTATTATTCCTACAAGACTAATGCTCAAAATAAGATTTAGAAGTATTATAATAAGAGCTGTACAATAAATTGTGTTCATAATTTATGTTTTTTAATTTATAATCATTGTATTCTTTCCATTCAGATAAATTTATTTTTAAATCAGCATAATCTTCATTCATTCTTTCTAATAAAGTTTCTCCTGAATAAGCTTCTTCTCCATAATAGGATTTAGTAAGTTCTTCAACTAATTCAATTTGTTTAATTCTTTTTAGTGTTAACTCCATTGATTTTAATTTTATCAGGTTTTACCCATTTTAATGCTTTATTAACCCAATCTTCATCAACTGTATCTTTAACTACAATAACATCTATAATTGCCTCTTTACCTTCTTCAAAATTCATAGCTCTCATCATTCTTTGAATAGAGTTTTCTTCTTTTGATTGAAGTTGATTAATTATAATATGTTTTAGTTTTTTATCTGTTATACCCATGTTAGCCATATTTACAACAGCAAGTTTATTAAATTCATTATTTATAAACTTTTCAAGATTGTTTTCAGAAGATTTACTATGAAAACTATTAATACAAACTAAATCAGCTACTTTAGTTAAACCTGTAAATATAAGAGTTTTTTTTCTATTTTTACTAAGTTGTTTAGTTTTTTTAATTTTATTAATAGAGTTATAAATTATCCTAGATCTATCACCAGCATATTTCATTTTTACATTAGATAATGCTGGATTACTATAAGACATATATTTAAATCTTTCAAAATTACTTGTAGCCCATTGATATGCTTGTAATTCAGTACCTATTAAAGGATTTTTTTTAGAACCATATGTAATTACTTTTTCTTTATTATCTAATTCTACATAATGTAAATTAATAGTAAAATCAGATATAATTTTATCTTCAATAGCTTCTTCAATACTATAAACATATATAGGTTTTAAATTTAAAGTTTTTTTAAGATTTTTCCTATTATCATCAGATAAACTACCAGTTAAACCTAATATAGGTTTATTACATAATTTTAAAATATCATTTTGAAAATCAGATAAATAATGGCATTCATCAAGTATTATAGCATCTATAACAGAAAAATCTATATTATCTATAGATCTTGTATTACAATAAGTTATATGATGTTTACTATTCCAAATTTCTATTTCTTTTTTCCAACTTTCTAATATAGTATTAAATGGAGCTGCTATAAGTAATCTTATACTTTTATTTAATTTTTCAAATGCTAATAATGCTGTTCTTGATTTTCCAAATCTAGGAGATAAATCAAGTATACCATGATATTTAGCATTATAAGTTAATTGAGCAGCATGTTCTTGTAATCTATTTCTTATATCAATATTCATCTTTATTTAAAATTCTTATAAATAATGCTTGTGCTATAATATCATCATTATTAAAGTCTTCTTGAAAACCTTTTAATGTCCATACTAAACCCATTTGTTCAGCTAAAGTTATAAATTCTTCATTAGAACATTCTAATAAATTAATGTCTTCTATTAAATCGTAGTTATAAATATTTACTCCATAAATTCTAATGTCTTCCATATTAAAATAAATTTAATTGTTGTGTATTTTCAAATTCAGATATAATTTCTTTTGCTTTAATTATATAATAAAGATAATCAATATTATAGTCTAATATATTTTTTACACTATAAAATTTATTAAAATATGTTACATGCCAGAATTTTTTATATTTAGCATTTCCTATAGGAGCTTCAACAAATTCCTCAGTACCATTTTCATAACATTTAACAAGAGAATATCCTTTTTTAGATATAAAATATCTTACTGTTTTTGAAAGTTTTTTCTTTTGTATTTGATTATTTTCTAACCATCTTAGTTCATAATGACTAGCTCCTCTTTTACTGTCCTCACTATCAAATGATTTACCTCTACTAGCTTTAACACCAGCACAAAAATCAAATATATTTTGGTGGTTGTAAATAGTTTCTTCTACAGGAATATTATTTTTAAAATAATTAAATATTGCAATAGGAATTATATTATGAGATTTGTTTTTATGTAAAGGAATATTCTCAAATTCAAAAGAACCTTTGCATTTATGTTTACCATTAGTATAAAAACTTATATAATTATTAACATCTTTCTGAATCATTTTAGAATATTCAGCAAATTCTAATTGTAATTGAGTTTGCTGTTCCCATTCAGAACATATTTTAAAATATAATTCTTCATATTCTCTAGGTATTTTAATTTCACAACCATCAGTATTAATAACAAGTAATTGGCTATTAGGAATAGCTTCCATTAATTTTTCAATTAACATTGATAATAATAGTTGACCATTAATACAAATAGATAGTGTAAGTTGTCTATCTCTTAAAAAAGAATATTTATCATTAGACGAACCATATACACTATTCAGCAAAATTTTTAATATGTAATTAATTGGATCAGATTTTGGAATAGCTTTTCTTCTTTCAAAAAATGATTCATATAATGGACAAAATATTTCATTTGGTAAATGAGCTGGAGACCATTTGTTTCTAATTGCTAAATTTGGATAATATGAAACTACATCTAATGATTTAATAATATATTTATCATCAGATTCAACTATAGAATTTTGAACAGAAGCATGTAAACCTCCTAAAGCAAATGACCATTCTACACCATAAATATTAATTTTAAAATCAAATTTATCACTTTCTTTTAATTGAAGTTTTTGAAATTCTTTTAAAACATATTGTAATTTAGAATTGTTAAATTTTACATAAGGTAAAATAATATCTTTAATGTTAACTACTTCTCTATTAGTATATAAAGTATTTAAATCACTTGGAATTATATCCATAGCTTTACATAAATATTTACTAAATAATTTTTTAGCCATATCTGGCTCAGTAGAATTCATTAAATTAATTCCTTCTGATTCTGTTAAAGATTTTCTAAGTTTTATTTCATGTTCATATTTGAAATACAATGCTTTTGTAGCTAATACATCATTTTTATTATAAGATAAAACCATTTCAGTCCAGTTTTCACCAGAACCTTGTGCAGGTAAATCTTCAATATTTTCAAAATCAATCATAAACTCAGTCCATTTAAGACCAGTTCTTTTTGCTTTAACAGATAAACTTAATGCTCTAAATAAATCTAGATGTTTATGTCTAAGTCTATATTCAGGTACATCAGGTCTTCTATTGTTATCTTCAGTAATTAAATACGCATATTTTCTAATATTTTGAGAATTACAAGTAGGATTTCTATAAATATATTCTAGAACTTGAGCATCAAAATGTATAGAATTATAGCCTATTAAATAACTTACTTGAGAATCAATAAAATCCATCATTTCTTGAATCTGATTGATTGTAGAGCTTAAAATAAAAACTCTACAATCATCAGAATCTCTTGCTATAAATGTAGCAGTAAATACATCTAAAGTTTCTAAATCCCAGAAGTATACTTTTTTATTATCCATTTCTTTTATTTAATTCATAATTAAATACATACAAATACATTTCATTATTACAGTAATTACCATTTATAATAGCTTGTATATGATCTGTAGTTAATTCACAAATAGGTTTAAATATTGTTTTAGGCAGTCTATTCATATCTTTATCATAATTCTGACCCCAGTTTAAGTACTTAGTACAGTCATCTAAAGTACAGTCTTTAAATGTTTTACTTAATTCAGTAAAATCATCTTTATCATAACCTCTTCTAAGATAATCTAAACCACCATCAACACTATAATATTGACCATTTTTATCAGTATAGTCAACATAATCATGTCTATGTTTAGACTGAATAATAGTTCCATCTGGAGTTTGAATAGCATTATATACTATGTTGTTATTAAATTTTTCCATTTCCATATGTATTATTATAATATAGTTCTGCTCTACCCATATTAGGGTCAAAATTTGTTCCCATAAAACTATGTGCAGCTTCTATTATTTGTTTTTTTTCTATTTGTTTGGCTTTTTCAATTTCTTTAGCAAATAAATGCATAAACATATTTTGATTGGTTAATTCTTCTATCAACCATTCAACTGCTGTCTGTTTATTTTCCATTGTTGTTTTTATTTATTGATTATAGCGTGTATATGTATGTTAGCGGTAATTATTCCACCAACAGATAAATATACAATCGCTTATTTTTCCAAGCCTTAACATATTCTCTTGCTCGTTCTAATGTCGAAAATGTTACGTTAAGTTGAACTAATCCATCTTGCTCTTGTGAATTTTCAAACACAACATAACTACCGCTAACAGCACCTAAACAAGATGACTGGTTCAGTTCTTCGTTCATAGCTTTGTGGTCTCTTTCGTCCATTGTTTTGTAGTTAAAGTTTAAATAAAAAATGGCCTTATTGTTAATACTCCTGTTGCAAAACCTAAACTAAATGCTAATGCAATTAATGCTCTTTGTTTAAATGATTTGACTTCAATTGTATAATGATTCATTGGTAGACAAAGAAATGGATTAATGCCGACCATCATTACCATACCTATCCAATTTTTATCCATTAAAAATCTAAATCCAGCTATACTATTTGCCTCTAAAACTATTGCTGAAACAAATACTATTATAAGTTTCCACCATTCTACCGCTGTTTGTTTATTTTTCATATAATGTATGTGTTTTTAATAAAGTTTACTAATAT